AATTGTAAATGTCAACGGCGTTTCCGCGCCCAACGATAAAGTTACTTCGTAATCTGGCGCGTTAAAGTATACTACCGCTGTCGCATTAGTTACCCTCGCATTTACAGCTCCTTGAACCCACGTAGTTTTCATGTTTTGGTCATCCTGATTTACCAACGGAATTTCGTAAGTTCCAGCAAGAACATTTAATTTATCTGCCGCGAGTTTTTGCGCATCCGTATCAGGAGCCGGAGGCGTTATTACTTCTCTATCAAAGAAGAATATTTTAACAGGTGCAAATTGCATTTGTGTTAAATCTGCTTGATGAGAACGATATTCAACCGCGATCGTTCCCTCTCCTTTGTCAGTAAACGTTAAATCCATACCCACTATATTGAGAGCGTTTTGTATCTCAATATACAATAAACGACCGTCTAACAACCGTCCTGCCCACCCCATAACGGGTATGTAATGATCGGGTAATAAGTTATTATTAATCATTAGCGCACCTGTTGCAGGGTCTTTCTGAGCCGTCGCAAGTGCATATTTCATATTATCTTCAGTTATTTCTTTTAATGTGGTTGTCAATTTGACTTCCCAAGAGTCAAAAACTGTAGATCCGATGATCGGCGAACGCATGCCGTCCGCTTCGATTTGACGAACTTCCGGAACTGCTTGGAATGAACCGCCGCCAATAGTCGCGCCGAGTGCTTTACCCGCAGTCATAGCTGCTTGTAAAATCAATGCGAACTGTTCGGCTGTCATTGCTACTTTTCCTGTTATGGGATCTGCTACGATTGACGAAGTGTCTATTCCTATGAAAAAAGCACCAGCGTCAAGTTGCATATTTTTAAAACTTTCGGGAGACAACCCAGAAGGATTATACCCTGAGACTTGAATAGCCATGTGATCTATTTCTCCTTTTCTAACGCCATTTATGGCGATGTATTTCTGTTTAATACAGATAACTTCTAATTTCTATATTTCCGGAATACCTTATAATTTCCCTCTCGTCGGGATTTATAGGTAATAATTGCAAGAATGGGGATCCGCGAAAAATTTTTAATGCTCCTGTAGTTATTCCGCTGTGGCTATACCAATCAAACTTTCCGTTTGGGTATTGTTGATAGAAGTTTTTTGTGACCTCTAACATATTAACTAATTCAAATTCTACCCAATCTCCTGTGTCTATGTCAAAATATTCAAATGTTTCATCTGTTACAACAGGAATTAATACTCCCGTCACATTGGAAATTTCCTTCGCGACTTTATCTGCTACCGCATCTAAGCGTAAAGAATTTTCTGCTCTATCCCATATCTGAAACGAGCCAAAAGCGTTTTCAAACATTTCTGATACTCCAAATGAATAGGTAATATACGGAAAAACAGTATCCTTATTAACAATGATAGATTCATTATATGCAGGACAAAATTGATTAAAAAATTTATGAATCGCTTTTTGTACCCCCTGCATAACTTTCACTCCTCACTCATTGGTGTTCGTGCTCCTATGTTTGGTCTTATAAGCAGTCCGTTATTTCCGCTTTGTTCAATACACATAGGACATTTAAAAATATCCGTTAATCTATTACCCAGTGCACAATCAAATATCTTACATATATGCGTCCCGCCCTCTTTTAAATCAGGCTTTAACATAAATATACACTTATTACAACTATGTCCATCAGGTATGTCTAATTTTAAAATAGCCAATTTAATTCCCCCGTTATTTTGGTAATTCAGTCACGTATTCGCCGTAAAATTGCTTCAGAACCATTGAAGCGATATGTGGAGTATCCCTGTTTAGAGAAGTAATTCGTAAGAACCGCCCGTCCTTTTTCACTTTGATATAATCATCGTGTTCGATTTTATATTTTGGCTCAATAAGGATTGAATATAATAGTTTACCCTCTGACTTCATCGCTTGAATAGCTTCACCGCTGGTATTTTGCCCAATTGCTGCCTTAATTTCGACCCCATCGCTCCATAGATTTATGTTGCCACCAGAGGGGGTTGACACTACTTTTTTATTCATCTTGATACAATCTAAATAAATATCTCTGAGTGCCATTAAACCCTCACCTCCGAAAACATTTTTCTGAACCGATTAAGATTATTCGCAAATACCGTCTTCCAGCTCGCAGGAGCCCCTGTACAGGGGTCTATCGCGACGCTATAGGTATAATCATTAAAGAATCTTTCGCTTGTCAGATTACTCTGTGGAGTGTTCTCGACGCTTTGCTCTATCAGAGCAACGAGATCAAGAAAATCTCTGGGTATCGCTAAAAGGTAAATATTTCCGTACTTAACTTTTTCGTCGCGCAGATTATCCTCTACATCAAATACATACGTATAAGTGTCATTACCATTGTCGATTTTATCAGTAATTAGATATACACCATTATTCAGGATTGTTTCTGTAATGGCTACATACCCACCGACTAATAAATCGATCCATTTTAACGTTATCGTAGAATTAATGATTTCAAAACTGCCGACGAATGGAATGTGGTCAAAGAAATTATTTACTTCACGCATTACCGTCAATAGCATACCCATATGATCTTACTCCTTCTCGATTATACCGCCATGTATGGCGATCGCTTTGATTATATCTGATTTAGTTCCTCGCGGATTTACACCACATTCTTTTGCATATTTTATTAGTTGATCCTTAGTCCAGCTTTGTAAAGTTTCTGCGGATAATACTTTTTGTGGAATTTTAACATATTCTAATTGTTCTACTAAAACGCCTCGTTCCTTCAAACGTTTTGCTAAAACCTCGTTTTCTGTCGTTGCAATACCTTTGATGAAATTCAATCCGTAACGAGAACCGTCCATATTAATGGGAAGCGTTATTTTATACATAAAATCACGCTCCTTATTGGACTTTTATATCTCTGAATACTCCCGCTTTCAAACTGTTTTTCAATACAACCCCGGAAACCATTTCTACATCGCCCTCTTTTAGAACGCCCGGAGCGGAGAGATCCGGCAACGCGGTCGTAATAATATTGTTGCCTATGGGTGAAATGCCATGAAATCCGTTCAAACCGGTTTGAATCGCATAGAGGGAAGTTAAACCACCGCCTGCGGGAGGTGTTCCTGTCGCGACTGAAATCGGTACGCATGGGATTGTGTTTGTTCCGTCAAAATAATATTCAAGGTCGATTATCGGAATATCATTCCAAGCATCAACCGAACGTCCAAAAGCGTCTTCCATTTGGGTGAAATAACCCGCTCTGCGCGCTATGCCCTTAATTTTGGTCGCCAATTTCGAATTTGTGAGGAACATAGAGGGTTTACCATCCATAAGCGATACGAACTCGTCCATTTTATCCAGAAATTCATTATATTTTGAAGTCATAAGCGCGGACGTAGAAATATCGAACTCTGTTCCCGCGTTATATTCCGTTGAAGACCCCGTCAATAAAACGTCAAGCCCGTCGAATTCGTCGGTGTTGTTTGAAATATCGCCGTTGATTACGGTATAATGGAATAAATTTATCGCGCCCTTTACTTTCTGCGCCATCTGGAATGCTAATTCGTCAACCGCGCCTGAAGTGCCTATAATAACGCGGTCAAGTATGAACGATCCGCCGAAAATTTTACAGTATGCTGTCATTTGTTCGCGGATTGCTTCCTGATTAGTGTATTCTGAATTTATAGGACGAAATGCTGCGGTCGCGGGTGTTTTCAATTTAATATATCCGTAAGCGAGCGTTGATCCGCCTGTCCCAGGAGAAACGGCGTTATCGAACGTTAAAGCATCGAGAAGGTATGACCCTCTGCGAAACTCATCAATGACCATCTGGTCTACTTTGTCAGCCATGCCGACTTTAGCTTGAGCTAATGTTATCATTATTAATTTTCTCCTTTACTATTTTTTATATTTTACATTAAGCGCTTCAGCCAATGACTTAGGCTGCGGAGCTTTTGGATCCGTTGGCGGAGGAGTGGCAGGTTTTACACCCATTTCGACTACTTCACCAAAAATATCTGAATAATTTTCTCTTACAGGCTTTAGCATTTCATCCCAACCTTTAATGGTTTCGCCTTCTACTTCAATCTTAGAAAAATCAAATTCTTTTTCTAAAAGAGGGAGAAGTTTCGGATTCGCTCCACCGTCTTGCAAAAGTTTTTGTAATACAGTCCTTTTAGCCCCATTGATTTTTTCTGCTTCTACATTTGTTTTATACGTGTCAAACTCACTTTGCAAAGCGTCTAATTTTGCTTGAGCCGCCGTTGCGTTTGGATCAGGGTCTGGAATATCGTCTACTATTATTTGTAAACTATCAATTTTATTTTGAAGTTTCAACGTTTCGGCTTCAAATTTTTCTTGTGCTTTTTCTTTAGCATTTTCAATATCGCTGCCGTTTTCATCCATAATAGAGTCGATTTGCTCTTTCGTAAGTCCCAATCCTGTTAAAAAACTACGTTTCATTTAGAAACCCCTTTCACGCCATTTATGGCAACCGCATGTATGCGGATATACACTTGTTAGTTACGCTGCAAGCTCAGCGAATTACTCTGCGTTTACAGCAGATTTAAGGAAAAAGAATATCATAAAAAGGTTGATTGGCAAGAACAACAAATATTTATGGTAGATATTTTTCCTTAAACCCGCTGTAAGAAGCGGGTGTGAAGAAAGGCTGGGAAACAGGAAATGATAAAACCTGATTTACCCAGATTTCATGATAAAATTCTTTGTTACGCAGGTATATTGTGGGGGACAACACCACTAACGACTCATAACCGAGTCTGACTAATTAATCAGATTCGTCGCTTTTGACTAAAATTGCTATCAGTAGAGGGACAGTATCAATCTTACCGTTACCGTCGCTGCGCTGACCCCATGAAACCTCGAATTTTATCGCTTCGTAACCGTCAGATAAACAGTTAGCAAAATTCGTCATTGTTTCCTGATTGATTTCACCTGTCACATATCTGATATTTCTAATCATTTATTTCGCCCCTTCTCCTAAATACTGGGAAAATATTTGTTTCCATTTTTCCTTATTTTCACTCACCATATCACGTAAATATGGTCGTGCCTTCATTCTTCCCGTTCCTTCATGTACCCAAAGTCCATAATTTAGTGAATTACCAATATCAACGCATTGATCGGATAAACGAACATTAAAATTTACGTCACGCTTCAAATCTCCGGTTAAATGAATGTCTTTGTAGTATTTACTTGTCATATAGTCAAGAGTAATTCTGACAGCCTCCTGACCGATTACAGTCAATGCTTTTGACAAATTCTGTTTAAACTTGTCCTTGACTTCTTTGCT